CCAATACCTTCGGTCTATAACTATTGAAATGGTTAATGGGCCACACGTTTCAACAGAAGAACTGCGACACTTGGAAGGCCAGCGTTATATCGTTGGCCTTATTGAGGCTCGTATAAATCATTCCCATAAGGTGAAAAACAATGTCTGAAGAAAATACACTTCTCGATACTGAGGCCACTACTGAAGCACCTGTAGAAGATCAGGTAGAAACTACAGAGCAAAGCGCAGAAGCAGATGCTGCGGAGCAATTGCTTGCTGGTAAGTACAAAACAGCAGAAGACTTAGAGAGTGCTTATAAAAGCCTTGAGTCAAAGATTGGCGAGAAAGAAGATGCCATTCGTGAACGGCTAAAAGAAGAAATGAGCCAGCCTAAAGAGGGTGTGCCTTTAAGCGCTGGTGAATATGAACTCCCTGACTTTGTAGACGAGTCGGAAGCTGTAGGAAACGAAGCACTAAAGAGTTGGTCAGAGCATTGCTTTGAGAATGGTTACAGCAACGAAGAGTTCCAAAAGGGATTAGAGTTGTACATGAACTCAATGCCACAACAGCCAGACCTTGAGAAAGAAGCTAGTAGCCTTGGTGACAATGCAACTGCTCGAATTGAATCAGCTTCATTATTTGCAAATAAGTTCTTCCCAGAAGAGGCTATGCCAGCAATCGAGCGTATGTGTGAAGGCGCAGATGGAATTATTGCACTTGAAGCAATCATGGCAGCAATGAAGGAGCCATCAATGGGTACGCCTACTGGAACCGCAGATGCAATTAGTGAGGCATCGCTAAATGAAATGATGCGTGACGAGCGTTATTGGAACCCACGAACAAGGGATGATAACTTTGTTAAGCAAGTAGACTCTGGGTTCAAGAAACTTTATGGCTGAAATCAAAGTCTTAACTAGAGGTAAGTACTATCTTACTCCATTTTCTGAGGCGCATGTTGAGGAACTGTGCGCCTCATTATCTGCTGAGAGCAAGCATGAGTTAGCTTGCTTAGGCTACTCCACTGTTACTGAGGCACTTGAGGACATTATAGATCAGTCTGAGTGCTATGTAGCAAAGTCAGAGGGCGGCCCTATTATCTGCATAAGCGGATTATTTATAGGATCGAGCATACAATGCCCTCAAATGTTTACAATGTTTACGGATGAAGTGCGTACAAACTTTCAGGTAATGGCGCGTGGCTCTAAAATGTTAGTAAACTTCTTCGATCAAACATATCCNTCTATGCGCATGTCTATACTTAGCGACTTTACAAGTATGTTNGACTGGGCTGCGTGGCTTGGGTTTGCAGTTAAGGGAACTGTAACCTACAATAAAAACACATATATTGAATTTGTGCGTTGCAATCCTAAACAAAAGGATGTTTCACATAAACCATCAAGGCCCGTAATGCACTGAGAAGCCCGAAAGGATACCTTCAATGACGATGTTGAGCGGACACCCAAGATGCAAAACTAAATGAACTCAAACAAAGGACTGTTCAAATGGCTAACACAATTGACGTAGCATTTATCAAACAGTTTGAAACCGATGTGCATCTTGCCTACCAGCGCATGGGTTCCAAACTTCGCAATACAATTCGTACCACAAACACTTCTGCTTCTGTTTCCCGCTTTCAGAAGATTGGTACAGGCGCAGCCTCCACTAAGTCACGCAATGGTAACGTGAGCACTATGGAATTGGCGCACACCACAGTTGAAGCAACAATGGCTGACTTCTACGCTGCTGAGTACATTGATAAGCTCGACGAGCTGAAGATCAATATCAACGAGCGTCAAGCTGTTGCTGAATCTGCTGCTTCTGCACTGGGTCGTAAGACTGATGAAATCATCATCACTGCAATGGACGCAGGCGCAAATGCAACTCAGATTGCTGACACCTCTGGTGCATTGGNTAAAGCTGACTTGCTTACATTGTTNCAAACTTTTGGCGCAGCCGACATTCCAGAAGATGGACAGCGTTATCTTGCTATGTCCCCTGCTGGTTTTGCTGACTTGTTTAACATTAACGAGTTTGCTTCTTCGGACTATGTAGGCCCACAGCAACTTCCGTTTGCTGGCGGCATGACAATGAAAGAGTTCTTGGGCTTCAAGATCTTCTCAACGTCTGCTGTAGCTGGTGGCAAAAACTTTGCTTACCACATGCGGGCTGTTGGCTTGGGTGTTAACTCTGACGTTAAGACTGAAGTTAACTATGTACCTGAAAAAGTCGCACACCTTGCCACATCGATGATGTCAATGGGTTCTGTTGTCATTGACGACAACGGCGTCTACGAGGTTCTCGACAATAACTAAGTTGATTGGGGGAGCTTAGTCTCCCCCTTTCTTGCAGCTTGGAGCATTTACATGGCCGTACTAAGTACATCTGCTAATACCCCAATTGACGTATCAAGTAGGGCTCTCATCTTAATCGGTGCAGACCCTATTACTTCTTTTGAAGATGGGACAAGTGAGGCTCTTGTTGCTGCAAATATGTATGAAGACATTGCACGATCAGCATTAGTTAACAGCCGCTGGCGGTTTGCAACGAATCAATCTGTATTGAATAGATTAAGCGAAGCGCCTACTGGGCGTTACACCGCTGCATATCAAGCGCCATCTGATTCTCTTATGTTTCATGCAGTGACAGTTAATGACTTTAACATTGAATACCAAACCTACGGCGACAAGATATATTGCGATACNGACACAACTTCTCAAGTTGTTCTTGACTACACGTTCAGGGCCAGTGAGCAAAACTGGCCTTCATATTTTGTAATCGCTGTGCAGTATGAGCTTGCGTCAGTGTTTGCCGCAGCTTTAGCACAAGATGCTTCCTTAGCGCAGCTAATGGGACAGCAAGCACAGCTTGCGATGATGAAAGCCAGAACGCTTGACTCACAACAGCAAACAACTCGCAAGCTATCTACATCAAGGTTTATTGCTGAAAGGCGCAGTTAATGCAGAAGGTTCGTGTCCCAGTAACAAACTTTTCTTACGGAGAGGTTAGCCCTTCTCTGTATTCACGAACTGATTCAGCGGTCTATACTGGCTCGGCTCAACGTATTGAAAACTTCTTTCTTCGTGCAGAAGGTGGGGTTATTAAACGTGCTGGCCTGAGAAGTATTTATCAAAACGATATTGTCTTGGATTCAACTAGAACACAGCAATCACGTTTGTTGCCATTTATCTTCTCCGATGACGAGCGTTATATGATTTCGCTTGAGCATCAAAAGTTAAAGGTATTCTTTATTGACCCCCTTACAGGGGCGTTGAGCTTAATAAATACAATTACTCAGGACATAAATGGTGATACGTTAAAGTTTACCCATCAATTTATGCACGAGTTTACATTCGCTCAGGCTGGCGATGTCATGTTCATATGCCATCCAACTTTTATTCCGCAGCAAATTGTTCGGATTTCTCTTAGTACGTTCCAAGTAGAACCTTTTGTATTTGACGCTAGGTCAGATTTAACAAAAATATATCAGCCGTACTACACCTTTCAACGGCAAGGAACAACGCTTGCTGTCTCTGCAACAACTGGAAATGGAGTTACCATTACAACTTCAGATCCTTACTTTGATACAAGCGGAGACCATGAAGGTATTACTCTTCGTTATCATGGGGCCGAGCTTGAAATAACTTCAGTACAAAGCACAACCAGCGCAACCGCAAACATCCTTGACGAATTAATTGTTCGTCTAGGCATAGACTCTTTTAGCACAACAGAAGGTCAGGCTGATATTGAGGTTACTCTTGTTCGTCATGGCTTGCGTGTAAATGACTCAATTGTAATATCTCATGCTGGCAGTGTTGGCGGTATTAATGCAAACCAAATCAATGGCACACGAACTGTTGCAAGTATAATAGATGACGATAAGTTTACTATAGTAGCTGGTTCAAATGCTAATGCGTCTGAAATTGGTGGCGGCAGTCCAAAGATAAGCACAAGCGCACCTACAACTTCTTGGGAAGAGCAGTCATATTCTGTACTTAGAGGCTATCCGTCTGCTGTAACCTTTCATCAAAACCGATTGGTGTTTGGCGGCAGCTTATCCCAGCCTGATTCTATATGGTTTAGCAAGAGTGGTTACTATTATAACTTTGATGTTGGCACTGCTAAGGATGATGAGTCAATTCATATTACCGCGAGTGTTGGTGATATTAACCAAATACGTCACTTGGTTTCTAATCGTGACTTGCAAGTCTTTACTGCAACGTCTGAGATGTACGTTCCATCATTTACCAATCAGCCAATAACTCCAACTAACATTCAGATACGGAGGCAGACTCCGTTTGGCTGTGACTTTGTTAGGCCACAGGCTTTAGATGGTGCAACTTTGTTTGTTCAAAAAGGCGGGGCTATTGTTCGAGAGTATTTATTCTCTGATACAGAAGCAGCTTATGTGGCTTCGCCAATATCTACTATCTCTTCGCACCTCATTAAGACGCCAATAGAAATGAACACAATGTATGGCGCTATGAGTAGGTCAGAAAGCTATGTATTTGTTGTAAACTACTTTGGCACAATCTCTGTCTTTAACTCTAATCGTGGAGAAGAGAGAGCCGGCTGGACTGAGTTTACAACCAATGGTTACTTTAACTCTACAGTAACTATTGATGATCGCGTGTTTGCTAGCATTATCTATGACCAAGGTGACGGAACTCAAAAGTTTGCTATATGCGAGTTTGACGAGTCTTATAACACGGACATTGCTGCTATTTACACTGGAAGCAACGGCGTCTTTGATGTCTCTGACTTCTATGCTGATGGTGCAGTCCTTAACGTAATTGATGGCAACAACTATGTTGGAGAGTTTACTGTATCTGGTGGCAACATTGATGTGTCTGCGATTGTTCCTGATCTTTCTGAAGCAGAGATTGGAATGAAGTTTGACGTTACCCTTACTACCAATCCATTAGATATTGCGACAGGCTCCGGTCCTGTTACTGGCACTCCCCGAAGAATAGGGAGTGTTGTCGTTGACCTTAACGATACTTTGTCAGCTACTGTAAACGGAGCAAACTTAGTTCTAAGAAATGTGACTGATGATTTATCACAAGAAGTTTCTTCGTTTACAGGGAAGAAGGAGTTTCGTTTAATGGGATACAGTCGTGACCCACAAATCACAGTTACACAATCCGCCCCCTTGCGCTTGCAAGTTAATGGCATAGTTGCGGAGTTAACATTCTAATGGACCCTTTTACCGCCTTTCAAATTGGAACTACTGTTCTTGGCATTTTTGGTCAGAATAAAGCAGCATCTGCTCAACGGTTGCAAGCTGAACAGCAAGCAAGGCAAATGGAAATTGATCGGCAGGTAGCCGAAGTGCAAGCTATGCAGCAGCGCAATCAAAGGATTGCTGACTACAACACCGCGCGATCTACAAATAATGCTCAGTTTTCTTTTCAGCTTGGGGGCGGAGAAAGCTCTAGTCTTGCAGCGTTTGAGAGACAGCAAAAATTAACTGTAAGTTCTGATCTTGCAGCTAGCCAATTCCAATCTTTCCTAGATCAAAGCAGCAGGAGCGTTGCCTCAAGAATTGAAATACAACGCGGTATTAATGCAAGTAGAGTTGGCAGCATAAACAGCTTAACGATGCTTGCTCAATTAGGTGCAGATCTTTCTAAGACTGATCCCCCAACTTCCTATACTCCAACTCCCTATGTCTTTATTCCCGACCCTGCAACGCCTGTAAAATAGAGAGCTATTACAATGCCGATAATAAGAGAGCAACGAAGAATCTTTAATCAGCCAATCGGTGTGCGTAGCTTTGACACTGGCGAAGCTCAAGTTGGCAACGCTGTCTCAAAACTTGCAAATACAATGGGCAAAGAGTTTTACGAAAAGGCTGCGTTAAATGCTGAAAAACTTGGTGCGGAAGCGGCTCAGTCGATTTCCGCAAAAGAGTTAAAAGTATTTGATTCTAACACTGGTAAGCCGGAAGTTTTATCTCAGATGAAAGGCATGGGAAGTATTGCTTCCGCCTCATTCGAGCGCGTTGTCGAGCGCCGCCTTGTAGATTCAATTGATAAAGACATACGGCTAAAATCTGCGGAGCTTGCTTCTAAGTATGAAGATCCAGTTCAGTATCAAAGCATGTTTGAGTCTTATCTTAGCTCAATGTCTACGGGTGCTGGTGATCGCTTTAAAAACATAATCTTTGATTCTGGCTCCTATGTTATGGGGCAGACTAAAATTAGGTTAGCAGATGCGGCTAGAACTAAGGCAAGAGCAAACGCTGCTCAAGCAGTTGGCACAACTAACATAGAGTATGCAGAAACAATTTATGACGCAGCTTCCGCCGGGGACTTCACTACATCCGTCGCTTACATTGAAGAGCGCGTCACAGCCTCTCTAGAGGCCGAGAACGCAGAGCTTTATGATCCTGGTTATGCACAGCAGGTAAGGTCGGAACTTGGCTCACAGGCCATGTCAGGCGCTCTGGAGGTAGCATTGAAAGGTGCGACCCCAATACAGCAGGCTTCGATAAGGGTTTACGTTGGTAGCCAAGGCAAGGCTGGTGGCGAAAGCCTTAGCGAAAAACAGCTAGAAGCGCTCAAACCTTTTATAGGTTATGTTGACCGCACCAACACAGCAGCTTTGCTTTCTCAAGCGAATGTTGTTTCTTCCAACTATAATGCAGTAACGGCTGCAAAAGTTGCTGAGGAAAGGGCAAAGTATGAAGCAAGTAAGGCAAGGTTTTTAGCTAGCGTTACTGGTATAGAGTATGCTGCAAACGCTCGAGCAGAGCAACAAAAACAAAATACAGAAGACTACATAGCCAACTTTTCTTTAACCTTTAAAGATACTACGATTCTTCCAAATCGTTTTGCAAATACTACTGCGATAAGGGAGGCTTGGAATTCAGGAAGCCTTGAAAGTATTGCTGGCTCAATACAATCCGTTCAAACAACATATGAAGAAAGTCTGCAACAGCTTGTAAACGCAAGAAATCTTGGCTTGGGTTTAGATGAATATAACTCTAGCAAGCAAGATGCTCGTCGCGTTGGGCTTGATGCAGTTATTTTGGGTATGGCAAGTGACGGAAATATTGGGGCTCTAAAGGTAGCGTTAACTACAAACTCACCCGCAGACATTGCGAAGCTAAGTCCTCGTCAACAAATAGCAATTCAAGAGCTAACACAAACTAGGCTTTACGATCCTACTGAGGATAGGAATTATGTTTCCACCCTTATCTCTGGCACACAGGACGAAGTACAAAACAAAATTGATAGAGAGATGCGAAATGCTAATCTTTTTATAAACTTTGATAATGCCTCAACATACTTTGCTAATGGTGTTTTTGATTTAGAAACTCTTGAAGCTACTGAAAAATTAGCAGGAAATGCTTTGGAAGGCGGAGACATTAGTAGCACTGAGTTTGGTTCTTTGTCTGATGGTTTACGGCTTTCTGCTGGAAAAGGTATAGTTAACATTGTTGCGGGTAATATGTCCGCTAAAGAATTAAACGATCTTTCTCTTTACGTTAAGGGTGGAGGTGAGGTGAAGGGCGATGCTAGCCCTCACGTTATTACTACTGGGGATTCTATTCTTGCAGTTGTTCCGGCAGGCCAGTTGAGCAGCGTTAGCCAACACGCTAATAGCATAAGAGAAAAAGTTGCTAGGAATGAAGCAGTTAAAGAACAGGAACGTAAAAAACAAGATTTGCAAAATATACTTGCTGCAAACGGCGGCAATCCTTTTGATAAAACTCATCGAGTTGCTCAAGATGAGCGGCTTAAAAATCTTGGATTTGACCCTGCTAATCCAAGCACCTATGCAACGCGTGAAAGGTCAGCGCAGTTTTTTAATTCCTTGCGTTCAACAATGCCTCAATCAGTAATTGATAACTTAAATGCTATTGCTACTGGCATTGAAACGGATAACACAGATGCGTATTTGAACATATTTGCGTCTATGCAAAACGATGTTACAGCGGAAGGCTTATTTGTAAGTAGATTTGGATCGGGTGAGGGCGCACTAATTAGTCCCAAAACACAGGCGTTATTAAAAGATGTTTTTGAAATATACAAAAGACAACCTGTAAGCGGTGTAAGAAAAAGTGCATCTGAAATTGCTATGCGTTTCATTGAAATGCGCAACGAAGAAAAATCCCAACTTGCTATTTCGAATGTGCTTGGAGGGTTAAAACCAAATGAATACGTTGCAGATCGTTATGGAGATTTGATTGCAGCAGATTTAGATGGTGTTGCAGAATACTTAGCTGGTACAAACAAAACAAAAGAAGAAATAGATGCCAGACTCGAAGAGTTGGTAGACCAACATTACGGCAAATCAAGACTTGTTATTGACCCAAGGTTTCCAGTAGGAGGACTTAACAGAACTTCATATAGTCTTGAGAAAAGATTCCCAGATGAAAATCGAAGAAATGCTTTTAAAGACCTCATTGCCTCTCAATTGCCAGAGGGTTACAGGCTTGCAACATATATAGCCCCAAAAGAAACCAATCTTATTGAAAACATTGTTGAGCAAGGCCCGATAATGGGCTCAATAACTTCAGCAACTTCTGCAATAACAGCAGCATTTGTAGGCGATAAACCCAAAGACAAAACGGTTTACTTAGTTCCTAATGAGAATACTCGAGGAATAGCTTATTATGCTTTTTATGTAGATGAAAACAACGAACTCCGTCCGTTAATTACAGAAGTAAATAA